TCGTGTAGAACATCAAATATTCCCAAATGGCGGATCTAGCATGGCAGACAAGGTAAATAATCTTGGATCCAATCAAAATGAAATTAAATCAGATCTTAAGCAATTAACTGGTGAAGTTAAAGTAATTCATGATGTTTTAGTAGCATATATTGCAGATAAGAAATAAAATAGTTTGGTATAATAAAAGAGTAAGAAAATTTAAATAGGAGTGCCCAATATGACCCCAGGGCTTGTAAACTTTGTTTGTCCACAAGGAAGCACGTTTAGAAGGACTTTAACCTACACCCTGGATAATCTCCCTATTGATTTATCTGGGTATTCTTCAAGATTACAAGTAAGGCAAGCATATTATTCGGATGATCCAATTGTTTCCCTAGTTTCTGGAAGTGGAATTACTATTGGAGGATCTGCAGGAACTATTGATATATTCATTGCAGCAAGTGCTACATCTAATTTCCCTGCAGGAAATCACGTTTATGATTTAGAAATAATCAGTCCATCAAACATTGTTGATAGATTAATCGAAGGTACATTTAATGTAACTCCAGAGGTAACAAGGTAATGGCAGAATTAAAGGTAGAAATTGATCAAGTTATAAATAATATAACAATTGATGAAGAAAATGTAGTAGTTCAATTAGGAACCTCTGGTCCACAAGGTGGAAGAGGAACTGGAATACTTAATGGTACATCTGCTCCAGATAATACTATTGGTATTGTTGGAGATTTTTTCTTAAATACAACAAACATGAATTTGTATGGTCCAAAAACAGATTCAGGTTGGGGAACTCCAACAGATTTAGTTGGAAGTCAAGAGCTTGGTTATGTTCACATTCAATCAGTACCCTCTGCGGTATGGAACGTAACACATGGATTAGGGTTTACCCCTAATATTACAGTAGTTGATACAGCAGGAACAGTTGTTGAGGGGTCATATAACTATCCAAATTCAAGTACTGTAGTTTTAACCTTTATCGGAGCATTTTCGGGAAGGGCTTATTTATCGTAATGAAGGAGGTGAAAATATATGTCTAGAAAATTTTTAACAAGTATTGATTTAAATCGTAATGAATTGCAAAACGGTGTTATCCATAATTTGGCTACAGATCCAGGTACTGGAGTTGCTGGTCAAGTTTACTTTAACACTGTTGACAACACGTTAAAAGTATATACTGGATCATCTTGGGAAGCCGTTGGGTCTACTGAATTTATTGGTGATGCAGTAAATGATTTACTTGATAGTGGAACTGGAATTTCATTAAACTATAATGATGCTGGAAATTCTCTTACAATTGCAAACACTGGCGTAACTAGCATTACTGGTACAGCTAACGAAGTATCTGTAAGCGGATCTGCTGGTGCAGTAACGGTAAGTCTTCCAAACTCTATTACAGTAGATGTAACTGGTGCTTTAACTGGTAATGCAAGTACTGCTAGCACTTTGCAGACACCTAGATCTATTGCTCTTGGTGGTTCTTTAAGTGGTAGTGTTAGTTTTGATGGAAGTCAGAACGTAACAATTACAGCAGATATTGTAGCAGATTCAGTCGCTCTTGGTGCAGATACAACTGGTGATTATGTAGCAGGTGCAAGTGCATCTGGTGCAGGTATCAGTGTAACTGGTTCAGGTGGTGAAGGTTCAACTCTAACTATTTCTAACACTGGTGTTACATCTCTTTCAGGAACAGCTAATGAAGTAACTGTTTCAGCATCTGCTGGAGCAATTACAATTGGTCTTCCAGATGATGTAACAATCGGAGGAAATCTTGGTGTAACTGGAAATCTAACTGTAAGCGGAAGCGTAACAACTCTAAATACAGAAACTTTGCTAGTTGAGGATAATCAAATTACCCTTAATAGCAATGTAACTGGAATTCCTGCAGCAAATGCAGGTCTTGAAGTTGAGCGTGGTGATTCAACCAATGCTTCTTTAATTTGGAATGAATCATCTGATAAATGGTCAGCTGGACTTCTTGGTAGCGAAACTGCTATCTCTCTTGAAGGTCACGTCCATGCAACATCTGATATAACTGGATTACAGGAGTATGTTGAAGATACAGTTGGCACAATGCTAACAGACTCTTCAACAGTTGATTTCACATATTCAGATAATTCTGGAAGTGCTGGAACATTCACTGCTGGTATCATTACAGCTTCAACAAGCTATTTGACAACTGGTAGTGGTCTTGCTGTTGATATTTCTTCTGTAGAGTCAAAGTTAATAACTGATGGATTCCCAAAGAAATATGCAGTTAATAACACATCGCTAACATCAACTAGTGGAGTATGTACCTGGACTGTAACACACAACCTTGCAACTAAGGATGTAACAGTTCAAGTATATGAAGTTGCTGCTGATTATAATCAGGTAGAAGTAGATGTACAACATACATCAACATCTGCTATAACTATTAAAATTAATAGTGCAACAACAATTGCTGCTGACACATATCGTGTTGTAGTAATTGGATAAAGTATAATATAGTGTGTGGGGGGCTAGATTAAACCCTAGCCCCTCATATTAGAAGGAAAAAATGGCAAAGAAATTTTTAACAGGGTTAAATTTAGTAGTATTACCTTCAGATCCTATAAGTGGATCCGAGGGAGAGCTATACTTTAATTCTTCAGCATCTGTTGCAAAGATTTACCAAGCAGGAGTTTGGTCAGTCCTTGGTGCAGGTGCTGGCGGTGGAACAACCGTTAGCACAACAGAGCCAGCTTCTCCAGAAACTGGGGATTCTTGGTATAAAAATGATACTGGTGAATTCTATGTATATGATGGAACTTATTGGGTAGAAGTAAATGGTGTAGTAGAAGGGTCAAACAATCTTTACACTCTTTCAGATGTTAGTTTAAATTCTTTAACTGATGGAGACGCTCTTATGTGGAGCTCCGCATCTTCTGCATGGACTAATCAAGAAGTACTTTTAGAAGCAGCTCAAATTAGTGCAACAGAACCATATCCTGCAGCACAAGGGGATCTTTGGTATAAAGATGACACTGCTCAATTTTTTGTATATGATGGAGTTTATTGGTTAGAAATAGGGGCATCCGCTTCAGTAGCAACTAGTCTTTTTCTTCTTGAAGATGTTGACTTTACAGGTCCTGTAAATAATCATATATTAGCATATGATTCTTCAGGCTCTGTTTGGACCAATAGAGATCCAAATGAAATAAATATTGCTACAAAAGGTGGTTGGGAATATATTGATCCAATTGTAATTAGATCCCATGATGGGTTTACAGATGGCTCAATAACTCTTCAAAGTTGTTACAATTCAATAATATTAAATGATGATAGCGGTGTAGCATTTGTAACTAATTCAGGATCTGCAAACTTTGCATTCAATAATGCTGGACAAATTGTATTTCCAGATACATCAATTCAAAGTACTGCATTTTTAGGAATAAATTCATATAACACTTCACAAATTTCTGAAGCAGGTAATTTATATTTTACAAATCAAAGAGCAATAGACGCACTTTCGCCAACATTGTTTGAATATTTAAGTGCTTCTGTAGCTGCAAACACTTACTTAACACAAAGTTCTGCTTCTTCAACATATTTAACTCAGACTAATGCGACAACTTTATATCAATCAAAAGATTTAAACCTTACTAATATTTCCGCACTATCAACATCTGGAATCCTTATTCGTGGATCAGATTCAACATACACCACAACAGCCAACAACTCTTCTAACTGGGATACCGCCTACACGGACAGAAACAAATGGGACGGAGGATCTACAGGTCTTACTGCATCTACTGGAAGAACTTCTTTAGGTCTTGTAATTGGAACAGATGTTCAAGCTTATAGCTCACATCTTTCAGGAATTGATACTCTTGGTTCTGGAACTGGATTACTAAAAAATACAGCAGGAACGTGGTCTTATGACACAAGTACATACGCCTTGTCATCATCTTTATCTGGATACCAACCAGTTGACGGAGATCTTACAGCAATTTCTGCAATTACTTCAGGAGTTGGTCTATTAAAAAGAACTGGACCAGATACATGGACGATTGACACTAATTCTTATATAACTGGGTCTTCTCCAACAATTAGCACATCTTTAATATCTGGAACTAGTACCTTTAATTTAGTAAATAGTACTGCAACAACAGTAAATTTTGCAGGAGCAGCAACAACATTAACAATAGGATCAACAGATGCAGGAGCAGTAACATCTCTTAGGACTCCAACCATATCAACAACAAGTTCAACTTTAGATTTGTTTAATACAACTGCAGCTACAGTTAACTTTGCAGGAGCTGCAACATCTCTTACAATTGGTGGAACTCCAACTGGATCTATTACTGCAACACTATTTGGAAACGCAACAACTGCTACAAAAACAATTAACATTGGAACTGGTGGAGTTTCAGGATCAGAAACAAATATAAATATTGGATCTTCAACAGCTGGGGCAACTGGAACAGTTTCATTTTATCCTTCTACAGTTTTTAATGGATCTATATCAGTTCCTACCCCAACAACTTCAACACATGCAGCAAATAAATCTTATGTTGATTCACTTGCATCAGGAATTAACATAAAGCCTGAAGTTGTTTATGTTTCTCAACAAGCTTTAAATGCAACTTATGTAAATGGAACATCGGATTCATCTGGAGGTCTTGGAGTTGGTGCAACTCTAACTGGAAATGTTGACGGAGCTTTAATTCTAGATGGAGATGAAGTTCAATCATCTCAAAGAGTTCTTATTAGAAATCAAGCAGATCAAAAACAAAATGGTATTTATGTAGTATCATTCCCTGGAGATGGTGATGACCCATTTATTCTTACAAGAGCAGTAAACTTTAATGGAGCAAGTGTAACTAGTGGTTTAATTAAATCAGGAGATTATGTATTCGTAACATCTGGAAGTGTTTCTGCAAACGATTCGTATGTAGTATCACAAGGTGGAACTTCTATTAATCCAGCTGGTGCAATAAAAGTTGGAACTGATAATATAATATTTGCACAATATTCTGGAGTTCCTTCAAATATTAGTACATTAGGATATGTAACTGTTGGAACTTGGGCAGCAACCCCAATTGATAAAGATTATATAGATTCTGAAATAGCAAGAACAAATAATCCGACACTTACTGGACATGTTACAGTTCCATCGCCTACAGACGATACAGACGCAGCAAACAAAGAATATGTAGACGATTTAATTTTTGCAAGTCTTCCATATTTACCAGACATTGTTCCAATAGATGATATGAGATATGAATTTGATGGAATTACTAGCAGATTCCTTCCAAAATTTGCAGGGGAACAAGTTGCTATAAACAATCCTTTAAGACTTCTCTTAACAATTAATGGTATAATACAAGTAGTGGATTTTCCAGAATATGTTTGGCAATCTATGTTACCAAGAGAAGGCTTTATGGTTGACTCAGATGGATACATAGCGTACTCTGAAGTTCCACCACTAGGATCAACTTTTGATGCAAGATTAATGCTTGGACCAAATGTAAATTCAATAAAGAAAGGATATCCATTCAAAGCAGTGGATATTTTATTAGGAGCATAAAAAATGGCAAGAAAGATATTATTTGAAACAGGGTACACATTTGACCCAGCTACACGAACAGTTGTAATTCCAGATCATATTCCAAGGGAAAGATTGATTCTTATTACAAATGTTACTACTAATCAGGTAATTTATAATTTTTCAGATCCAAGTCTTAAGGCAACAAGCTACACAGCAGCAATTGACACAAACAATGCTCCAACTACAACAGTTGTACTAAACTTTAATACAGCAGCCATGACCTCTACTGATAAGCTCCAAATAACAGTAGACGAGTATGCAGAAAGTTTTCAGCCAGATGAGTCCTATATGGATCCTGTTGGAAAATTGAGAGTTTCTACACCTACTTCTTTAATTGATACTGATTTTGAATATGGAACTCAGCCAACTAAATGGGAAGTGTTAAGCCTTACAAATAACAAGCCATCTTGCTACTACGATATTCAAACTCCAATTGCACAGCCTTCTGGAGGAACAAATACATTTGTTTCTATTGTAGGAACTGGATCTTCTAGACTTGTAACAGTAGTAACTTCAGTGGCTCACGGTCTTGTTGCTGGAGATAAATTCTTTATCCAAGATACACTGGATGTTAATGCAGATGGATGGTATTTAGTTAAAGCCGTTTCAACAACAACAGTTTCTAATGATACTTTTACATATTATGCAAGAGCAAACGCTACTAACGGATCAATTCTTGATACAACAAAAACTTTTGCCTACAAAGCTTATAACTACACGGGATCTGAGATTCCTCTTTCAACTAGCTCTGGTTCTGCATTTGTAGCATCTGGTAGTACAGTAACAACCACAACCACAAATGCTCACGGTCTTAGCATTGGAGATTTAATTTATGTTTCTGGAACTACAGCTGCTTCCTCTAATCCACCAAATGGTGCATGGGAAGTAAAAACAACTCCAACAACAAATACCTTTACTTTTGATGTTGTTGATGCCCCATCTGGTGCAATCACGGCAATTGCAAAATCTTTAACTGGAAGACCAGGATCTGTTTCTGTTCATAGACCATTTGATGGTGGAGTTAAGTTTTCAACTGGCTCCTCCGCTCCTGGATCAAAAATTATTCGCCAGACTCGTAGATACTTCCGATACCAATCAGGCAAAGGCATTCAGTTCTCTACTGGATCTATGCTAAAACCAGTATTTGCAGTAGATTTAATTTCTTCATCTAGCACAACAGTTACTGTAAAAACTAGATACGAACATTTCCTTGGAATTGGTGCACAGGTTAAAGTAGCTGGTGCAGATCAAACAGCGTACAATGGAACCTTTACGGTTACAGCAATTACTGGACCTAAAGAATTTCAATATACCGCATCTTCTGTTCCTTCAGCAACTCCAGCAACTGGTTTTCCTATCACAGTAGCACCAGTTTCCTGGTTTGGTGGTCAGACAAGAATTGGAATGTTTGATGAGCAAAACGGATTCTTCTTTGAATTTGATGGACAAACTATGTGGGCAGTAAGACGATCTAGCACAGATCAAATTTCTGGAATTGTTGCAACAACTCAAGGTTCTCCAACTATTACAGGTACAGATACTAGATTCTCAGAGCAATTAAGCCCAGGAGATAGGGTTGCCATTAGAGGTCTAACCTATACTGTTCAATCAATTACAAGCAATACAGAAATGTATGTATTCCCAGAATACCGTGGTCAGACAGTTACCTCTGGTGGAATTGTAAGTAAGGTTGTTGACACTAAGGTTCCGCAGTCTGATTGGAACATTGATAAAATGGACGGAACTGGTCCGTCTGGAGTAACCGTAGACCTATCTAAAATGCAAATGTTCTACATTGATTACGCATGGTATGGTGCAGGTGCAATTAGATTTGGATTTAAAGATGAGCGTGGAGAAGTTGTATATTGTCACAGAATGACACATGCAAATGTTGAAACAGAAGCTTATATGCGTTCTGGAAACCTTCCATCACGTTATGAGGCAGCAGCAGATGCACCAGTTACAAAACTTTCAGCATCACTTTCAAACGTTGCTACCACTATGTCTGTTAGCAGTACTTCAGGATTCCCAACATCTGGAACCCTTACTGTTACAAAGGCTGGAAATGCTGGACAAGAAATTGAATATATTTCTTACACAGGAAAAACAGCAACAACCTTTACAGGTCTAACAAGAGCCCTAAGCAACGTAGTCATTAATCCAGTTTCTGGTGCTACTGGTGGAGGTAATGGAACTGCACAATCATTTACTTATTCAGCAACTGCTCCAGTAAGAGTAGACCTGTATTCTAGACAATATGCAACTGGAACAAGTCACTGGGGATCATCTGTAATTATGGA